GACAATTATGGGGTCGGTGGGGGTCAGGGTTAACCATGGGATAGCCGTGGGATAGCCGTGGGATAGCCGTGGGATAGCTTTTACATATTAAAGTTTGGACAATGAAACTTTCTTAGCAGAACGAATTGCTTTCCGATATTGGATTGTAAAATGTCGCCAGAAATTTCTATCGAACTCCGCCTTTGACAATACAGCCGCTGGAAACAATCTTCTGATCCTTCTGGACTCTTTACCCAAAGCAATTATCATCTTAATCTTCTTGCCGCTAGGATTCTTTTTAGATCGCCCCATGCGCTGCCAGAGTCCTCTGTAGTTCTCGCCTTCTCTACCTTTCGGAATACCGTAGAAATACTTATCCTCCTGCGCTTTAAGTGACGAGAACTTATTCTTCGTCAAGTTACCCTTAGCATTCAGCTTGACTCTGCCTTTGACTGGCTGCATGAGTTTTCTGCGAGTAGGATTAGGAGGCAGGATCTTTCCCCCTTCGATGATGTTTTTAAGGTAATAACGGTCTAAATAAGGCTTGTTGTGCTGCAAACTGACGTGAAGATTACCCCGTAGATCTCGCTTGTTCTTAACCCGATCTACCCTAAATCCGCTCTTGGTGTACCGTTCAGCGCCGCCTTCTAAGTAATTGTCTATCTTGTTCTTCAAGAACTTATTGGTGGAGAACATCCAGGAATTCATCGCAAGGTTCATCGCATAAGGAACCTGCTTCTGCTGAAGAACTGCGTTATATGCTCTGTTAGCGTCAACTTTAAGTGTCAGCGTCATTTTCTTCCTCCGCTACTTCGCAGATTTCTTCAAAGATAGTTTGAGTTGCAACGTAAAGATGGCCTATTTGCGACAGCAGATGTTGAGCGTCATAAGACTTTTCACCGCCAATAGACGGTTGCCATTCCACAAAGTCTTCTGTTTCAACTTGCGCCAAAACATAAGCGTGGGTTATTTTCCCACGCCTAGCTTTCATTGCAAAATCTCGAAACATTGCTTCAAGTTCATTTGGCTGGAAGTTAGCTACTTTGCTCATCTGGACATCTTACTCCAAAAAGTAGTCAAGCTCCCAACCACAATCCAAACATTTAGCTTCTTTCCAGAAATTGTTAATGCTTTCCTCGATACCTTCTCCGCATCGTGGGCATAAGACCTCATTCCAAGGCGCATTGGGATCTTCCCAAGCCCCAGCAGGGTAGTTGCTCATACAACCTCCTTCCAGCTCCCAGCAGACCTGAGATGCTCTGGCATTGGCCTCTTTACAATCGGAATGTCTCTAGGCGCGATCTCATGCACATCGTGCGCGAACTCCATCGCCATGTGTAAAGCATCCATAAGCTCGTCAGTCTTACGATTAAACTGCAAGACCTCCCATTCAAACTTAGAGTTCTTAGACCACCAAGATCCTTGAATACCAGTCACCGATTGGGCTACCCGTTCAGCTTCCTTCAAGGTTGTAGACAGACCGCCGTACTCGGCTCCGTCAGATGGATTGGTGAAACGATACTTAATGATCCTCATCGTTCCCCCTTCTGTAGCTTGTCTAACAAACTCAAGACATCTGGCAAAACCTGGCGGTGGTACTCGTCCACATAGTCAGGCCCGTAATAGTCGATCACCTTGACCAAGGTCATCCATGCTTCTAATAACTCAGTTCTCGTTGGCTGCATACTTCCTCCTTATCCGTGGGATAGCCACAGCATAAACTAAACAGTTAACCGTGGGATAGCCGTTTTATATATCTTTTTGTTCTAACAACTTAACTCTTTGCAACGCTAACTTATATCGCTTCTGATCATTCCATGTAATCCTACCGCCCTTCTCTTTTTCATTATCGTATATCGATATGAAATACAGATCTTCTTTGGCCTTCTCAATTACACTTCTAGGAATTGCTCGGCGCTCGCCCTGCTTCTCAAACAAGACATTCGGACTCAGCCCCAAAGCATTGACCACTTCCAGCCCTGAAGCCTGACAACTGAAACAGTGAATCAAAACCTTGCCATCCCGCTCCGTAAGCGTCATTGACGGATTGTTGTCTTTATGCACAGGACAACAGGCCCAAGTCTTACCGCTTACAACTTTGACTTTATCCAACCTTGGCAAGATGTCACTTAGCACTTCGCGCTTTCCTTATGTTTAGATGAATGATGTGGTTCTTCACAGCTTCGCTTATTTCCTTTACAGGCTGCGGACTGATCTTGTTAGGCCAGACCCCAAACTTCCCACGGTAAGCCCAAGATGCCCATCCTTGCTTGTAGCCTTTCTTCCTAGCGTAGAACTGGAATTCACCTAACCACTTGGCCTTGTCTTCGTTAGAGAACTCCTTGTTGGCCTTCTTCAATTCCTTCAGCTCTTGATCGTCAGTCTTTAGCGTCTCTTTCGGTGGTCGTTGATACCCGCAAGCGCAAGTGATCAAGAAATGCTGAAAACACTGTGGGCATACCGATGGCATGATTTCGTCTTTGTCTTTCTTGACCAATGAGCTTTCCGAATATTCCTGAAGACCGTCATGAAGACTTTCAGGCACTACGAATTCAGGGAAGCCGTGGGTTTCGACGTTGCCAGCGTGATCTAGGTAGATCGCTTCCGTCTTGCCTTCGCACGTCCTCATGATTCGGCCAGCCCGTTGGATGAACGCTATCTTTGACTTGGTAGGAAAGCAATCAATCAACGTGGTGACTTGTGGCGCGTCATACCCTGTATTGAGAAGCCTAGAACATGACAGGATCTGAAACTCGCCTTGATCGTGAGCATCAAAGATCATTGTCCGATCTTCCTGATCCATATACCCGTCGATATGCTCGGCGGTAAATCCTTCTTCGCGGAACATCTCGACCAGCTTCTTTGAGTGCTTAATGCTAGGACAAAACGCTATCGTTTGACCTTTACCAAACTTTCTGAAGTTCGCAACGATATCCCCGACCAGCTTCTGGTCTTTCTCAGTGGCATCAGCAAGACTTCTAGGATCGTAATCAACGCCACCTGTCGATAGTCGTTTTTTCTTCACGCCTTTCAGATCAGCCCTGTTCCCACCGAAGTATTTGACAGGACATAGATACCCTTGGTCTAGCAGTTGACTTGGCGTGATCGGAACCACTAGATCAGAATAATGCCTTCCCAGTCCTTTAGAGTATGGCGTTGCACTCAACCCAATGAAAATGCTTTTGGAGTAGTCCTCCATCAGCTCTGTCGTAGTCTGGTAATGCGTATGGCATTCATCCACAACCGCAACGTGAAACAAAGGCTTGTACCTTCTCCTGGCGATTGTCTGGATCGACGCAATCTGAATCTGAGCATTGGGATTCGTTCGCCAATGATCGGACTGGATGACCCCGCAAGATATTCCTGCTCGGTCGAATTCCTCTAAAGCCTGATCGACTAACTTAACCCGATCACAGATCAAGATTCCTAGCTTCCCGTTCTTAGCGGTGTTCTTCAGGATCTCCATCGCAACCCTAGTCTTCCCAAATGAACAAGGCGCTGCTAGGACTACCCTAGAATTCCCTTTACGGATCGAATGCTTGAGCATCTTAATTGCTCTTTCTTGATGAGGCCTAAGCATCGAATTTCTCTAAATCTCTTAAATCAAAGATCCAACTTATCTTCGCGTTGCCTGAAGTGTCGTTTTTCCTGTTCTTGTATTCATGGCGTTTAGCCTTCTTTCTCTTGATCAAATTGAGCGCATAAGATACTGGCAGTAGATAAACACCCGACCACTTTACATTCAAGATCATAATCAGATTTGGATACAGATCTCTGTATCGCTGCAAATCTTTCTGATTAATACTAATTGCATAGTCAGGTGAGATTCCAAACAAAAGTTCAGATTTTTCCCACTTACTCATTATTGACTTCAAATCACATGGAAGGTGAATAAAAAAATCATGCGTGAACTTGTCGGATGCTTTATTTGGATTCAACGTAACAGAATGAGATCCATTTAAGAATTCATGCTCTAACGCTTCCCCATACTTACACCAAGATAACTTGTCTTCATTGTCCATTTGGCTTCCTCCAAAGCGTTTATTTTAGGCACAGTCCAGCTTTTTCCCTTTGCAAGTCACAACCATACAGATCGTTAATCTGGTTAGGTCTGATGTGACTACACCCTTCGGTGCGGTACTCATATCCTTTCGGATTCCTATCTAGGCGCTACCCTAGACAACCCACTTGGGCCTTTGCGTTTGGGACGTGAATCTGGTCAAGCTGGCAGACCTACAACGCGCTCACGAATTACTGCTATTTAGAAAGGACGCACAGTTTAGCGCCACTGTCGATCAGCAGGGTATTCAATGAGGATTGCTTATATGGTAGGATATAACCCGTGTCGGTTGTGACAACGGTTCTTCGTTCCAGTTGCAATCGGACATTAAAGGGGTTGGTAGCCCCGCCGACACATTCACTATATTCTAGTTCTTAGATTCGATCAACCTGTTTAGATACCACTGAGCTTTTAACAGGTCTTCTGTCGGGTTGTTCTTGTACTGGTGCCTGTGTAGGTACTTGATCGTGTTCCCCAAACAGTACGCCCCAAACTCGTCTCCTAGCTGCTGCTGGATGTAATCGATGCACTCGATTCCTGTGGCGTTGTAATGCTTTGGTCGGTTTACGGTATCCCATTCTTCAGGAGTCGGATCTTTTCGCATACTCAATAATTCTCCGTATTTGATTTCTGTCTATCGGTTTACCGTTTCGGTTCAAAACCCCTTCATCGGCGTAATGATCTGCAATCTTGTACATGCTCATTCCTTTGCTTCGCATCTTTAAAACGCCTTTGATCACTTTCTGTTCGTATTTGTTCTTGTGTACTTTCCCGTCTTGATCGTACCAGTACCCGAACCGAGGCTTACCGCCTCCGCAGAGGCCTTTATCTCTACGTTTCCTAAGTCCTTCCTTCACTAAGGCAGAAGTCGTTAAATTCGCACTGTGAACTTTAGAATGGCATGGAGCGCATAAATTGACCGTCTTCGTTCCTCCTAAGACCCTAGGAACGACATGATGCGCGTGATCTGCGGTTATTCCGCATTCAAAGCAAACGTGATCTTTGGTCTTTAATTTGGGCATTAAACTCAGCAAGCATTTCGCGATAATCTCTCGCATAGAGTTTAATAGGTTTATTGGAGTCTGCAAGCATCTGATCAACCTGAGATTTTCCGAATTTTGCAATCATAAACATTGTATAGTTCTGAGCTGCGACCCCGTGTTTCATCCCAAACAGGTTACACCCAGGGCATTGCGGCCATACATTTCTCTTGTCTAACGAGAAATAACTAGACTTACCTTTTGGCAACCAGTGACCGCCGTGAACCTCTTTGTAATGCTTAACGACTCCGCACGTCACACATTCGCAATAGCCGTTGTCATCTGCTTCCTCCAACCTTCGGAGTAACTGAAATGCCTTTAGTGTCTTAGCCCTGAGCGTCTCTGCCACGCATAAACTCGCTGTCTTGTGGGTTTGCTAATTGTACCCCTTTATCAAGTCCCCAATGGAAAACCTTTTCCATGAAGTCGTGCATCTCGCCTTTAGAAAGACTTGACGTTGACCTTAACTGATTCTCAATAACCGTACTGCCAACATGGATATCCTCAGTCCCAAGGAACTCGTTCTTCATCAGTTTCTTTACCATGTCAGGCGTCACGTTGATCTTGCTTGAGAAATACTCAGACATCTGACCACACCACATGTGAAACAGAGCGTTCTGGCTCAGACTCCTAACTGTGGAATACGTCTCAAACTTCCAAGCTATAGGACGGCTGAAATCCATCTCATTCAGCCTTTCATGAAAGTTCTTGATAACGTCAGGAATGTCCCGACGATGATTGATCAACCAGAATTCACCTCGCATTGAGTTTATCTTTGAGCATTTGCCAAAGATCCTCGATGATCATTCTTATCTCAAACCACAACCGCTTTAAGCTATTCACTGGCTAACCTCAAGAAGTCATACACATCCATTTTAAGATGCT